CCAACCACCACCACCACCCCTACCACAACGCCGCCATGGCCCGTCAGCCATCCGGCCTACTGCCCAGAGGCAAGTACAGACCATGGCGGCTGACCCAACGTAGGACTCAGGCTAGACAAAATTATGTCTTTGATCCACAAATTCCTTTACACATAGGACCCCAGGACAAGGTTTCCCGGGATGAACGTAGGGCATTACCTCGTTACCAGCGTAACACGGTCCTAGGACCACTTTTTGAGGACAATTACCCCGTTCTGACTGATGGATCCTTCCAATCATTCCTGTCCGCCTTCAACAAGCGATGCAATTACAAATCAACAGACCGAGTGGATCCTTACATCCTACGGTCTTCAGCCAAGTTGTTGAAACAAATTGCACCGGAACAATACCCAACTGTTGAATGGACTAAGGAACTGTTCGATTCCTGGGTCGTACAATTTGCGGCCCCGAAGCAAAAACGCCTGAGACGCGCTCTTGATAGAATACCACAGTTTACGCAAGTGGAATTCGCAGCCAAAGACATTTTCGAAAAGGTCGAGTTGCTGATGAAGAGACACGATAACGCATGGGCAGGGCGCATTGTCAATGCCTCTACTGATTTGCACAATGCTCTCTCCGGGCCCATTATATCAGCTTGTCTCAAACGGTTCGTCAAGGCAGCAGCTGACAATGCCTTAACTCAGCCGAAAGTGTCAATTCAAGTAGCGTATGGGGGGTCTCCACAAGAGTTCGTTTCTAATATGGACGGGCCTGGCCCGTTCATCGAAGCTGACTTTTCATCAAACGACAAGATGCAGGTCCAAGATGTCGGCCAGTTGGAGTTCAAGTGGGCGATCCGGTTTGGTATGCCTGAATGGCTAGCCAAAGTCATACTATTAGCCAACACATACACAGCCAGATCACGACGTTTCAACCTCCAGGCTAAGCTGTTTTATCAGCTTCCCTCTGGATCAACGTCAACCACTTGGCGCAACTCCTTATGGAATGCGACGATTTTTTACTCGTGGGCGAGGCGATACGGGGTACATGCCACAGCAAATATACTTGGTGATGACATGATTGCACGCATTACCAATGGCATTATCCCGCGCCGAGCACGACGTGACTATGAGCATTTTGCCAATTTAGCTCGTATGAAAGCCAAAGTGAAGGTTAACACCGGATTGGTTGATTGCGAGTTTCTCTCTCGTAGGTACGTCCCGACGGCCCATGGATATTTTGTGATACCTAAACTCGGAAAGGCCTTTGGCCGTTTCAATGCCAGGGGAAATCCCGGTGACATCTCTGACAATCAATATGTTGCCGGGAAGTCTTTATCCTATGCATACGAGTTCAGGTTCTACAAACCCATTATGACCTTATTCTTAGAGAGGTTCCAAGCTTGCGAAGTGGACTTCTTTAAGTTGGATGACAGGCTGTTGTCTTACTCAGTTAGGGAAGCGATACACCGAACCGGTTCTCGGCGAGGTGTGCTAGACTTACTTAGGGCACAGCCATCCATAAGTGATGATGAGTTTTCTCAATACACACACTATATCTATGGAAAGTTTAGAGTTGAAGTCGTACGCGACATCGAGCACCTGTTGTTTGGAGACACCGATCTATCGTTGCCACGGTCAGCACCATATCTGGACGCCGACGTGTGGTAGATCTCATGATTTCCGCTATTGCGAAGAACACGGCGTGACGTTCGCCACTTATCACGGGC